CTTTGGGTAGTAGAAACTGCCATGATAGATTGTCCTCACATGCGAGTTAAGTGCGCCGATATGCATGTAACAGGCCGGGGGCCATTCGTGCGCACCGGAATACCCCGGTATTACCGTCTTTATACACCACAGAAAAAGAAAATACAAGCAATAAAAAAGGGAGCCGAAGCCCCCTTCTTATACCGCATAAACATTAGCTTTTGGCTTATGCTCCAGCGGAACCGTACATACCAAGCGGATCAGACCAGCCGAACGAATAACGCTCACGAGCCTTATAACGAACGTTGCCGGTATCGAAATCACCATCCATGCCAGTAGTCATAGGCGAACGGATAAAGTGCTTCATGCCGTTTGGAACATCAGTGGTCAGGAACCATGCGTTCGTATCGGTCAGGAAGTTGTTAACCGTGTAGCCACCCGACACAGAACCGTTGTTCTTAATCGCATTGATGTCGTTGTCATTGGTACCGACGCGAAGTTCGGTTTCCAGCAGACGGGTTGCGACGAATTGCAATGCAGGTGGAACAATCAGCTTCTTAGGCTTAGCGGCGATCAGCAGACCACGCTCATCCGTCCATGCGGCGATCTGAATAACGGCGGCTTCAAGGGAAGTCTCGTTCAGGTCAGCAGCGGTAGATGGAATGTTGCTGTTGGTGCCACCAGAAACCAAAGGATGCGAGGCCGAGAACAGGGGCACACCATCACCACCGTAATAAGCGGCAGTATTGGTGAAACCGTTGTTCAGGGTGTTAGCAGCTTTAACTTGCTTGGTGTACGCCATACCGCGAGCCAGAGCTTTGGTATAACGAGCAGACAGACTGTCGTACAAGTTGTCTTCGATGGCCTCTTCGGTCAGCGAGAAACCCAAAGCGATGGTTTCGTGTTGGTAACGAGCAGTCCATGCTTCTTGCGCGTTGTCATAAGCGATGGCAGAACCCTCGTTTTTGACAGGAGCAGCGTTAAAGCCGGAAAGCTTCGTTTCCTCTTCGAACGAACGCTCGGAGGTCTCGGTCTCATAAATCTCTTTATGTTGTTGACCGTAAGTAGCGTACTCCAGACCAAACAAAGCGTTCAGGCCCGGGAGCAGTTCTTTAAGTAGTTGTGCGCGTGAAATAGCCATGATTTAGCTCCTTAGATGCCGGTGGCGTTATAGTACGAATGGTAGCCAAAGTTCAGCTTGACGATGAACTCAACGAAGTTACCAGACGAGTTAGCGGTGTCAGGCACCACATCAACAATACGCAATGGCAGTGAAGTAGTAGTAGCACCAGCGGCACTATAAATACCAACTTTTGCATTACCAGTAGTTGTTGAGCCAGTGTTCAAAACCAAGCGGGCATTGCTACCAACCATTGTTTGACCCAAATAAGCAGGCAACAGACCAGAGGTCACATCGTCTACGGTTGTACCAGCCACGTTAACAGCTTGATACAGTTGGTCTGGATCGTCAGTAATATAAGCTTCAATATTAGTAGCGCCAGAAACACCGGGCCAGTATTGTGAGAACGTCAGTTGCTTGGTGCTTGGATTGATATACGAACAACCCAAGAACACACCAACAACACCAGCCAAAGGCGATGCGTCAGCAGCAAGTGGGGAATTCTCAATCGTGCCACCAGCTACAAGCGTAACAACGCTGCCATTAAAAATAGCAGTGGTGTACGAAGCAGCAATAGGTAGTTGTCGGGTTGCGCCGGCAAAAACCTGACCACCGATCAAATTGATCGGCTTTAGCCCGTAAGGGGCTGCAATAATCGGATAAGCCATATAGAGCTCCTAATTAATAAAAAGTTAACGTCCTTTACCAAACGACGTTGAGGACTTACGCTCAGAAAAGAGCGGCATCCGGGGGTCGTTTTCACGCATTAAACTGTTGTCCACGGCCTGCGCTTGGGCTTGTGTTTGATTAGCATAATGACTATTACGCTGTTCTACAAACTCAATCGGGGTTTTACAGAGCAACAATCCACCGATCTCGACGTTGTCCTTAAAGCGACTTGCCGGATCAATTAGCAGTTGAAATCTTGGTTGTTCTTCGGCCTTAACCGGCTCCCAACCCTCTCGAAGTTTGGCCGAAAGGTTACGGGGATCAGGGTTATTCAGTGTCGAAGTACGAATCCATCTGTACGCAAAACCTGGCTGCTTGTCTGGTTCAGGCAAAAGCTCGGCGGGTGCCCACTGCTTGGGACGCTCACTTACTGCACGGGTTTCAAGTTCTCGGGACATTTTGTTTTCAGCCATTATTGGCCTCCATTCTCATCATTTCACGGGCGTATTGCTCATTAGTAAGGCCAAGCTTTTTGGCGATATTTTGCTGTGACGTTCTTAGCACAATCTTTTTGGAGGACGTGCTGCGGGTCGCAGGAGCAACTACATTAGATGGTTTTGTACGCGAAGACTTGTCTTGCGTTGATTCCTGCCCCTCGAATGACTCGGGGAAGCGCCGTCGCATAGTTTCGTCTACGCGGGAGTAATACTCATCAGTGGTGGCATATGACATGCCATGTTGTTTGACCAGTTTTTCATGCAAGCCGAGTGCGGCTGCGGTCATTTCTTCGTCCTCACCGAACCATGAATTGCGCTTTTGCCACGCACTTGCCTTTGGGTCAGGACGAACTACTGGTTCAATAGGTTCACTATTTACACTACTTTCCTGTGTTTGTACAGGGGCAGGGCGATAGTCTCGTATCTTTTGTAGCTTGTAGTTAGCATTCGCTAACTTTTCTTGCGCATCTACCATTCTATCAGAGTCGCCGGCGTCATAAGCGTCTTTGTACTCTTTCTTAGCGGCATCAAGTTCAAACTCGGCGGCAACTTTATAGCTAGAGACCATATTCTGGTCAGCATCTTGCATCCGGGTTTTAAGGGCTTTGTTCTCTTGCAGAATCTTTTGGGCAAATGTAACCGCTTCCTGCTGTTCGCGTAGCGCTTGCTCTTTTTCGCGGCGCTCATCGTGCCAAACCTTCTTCATCTGCTTCATCTTGACTTTAACTTTGTCGGTGTATTCTTCCAACTCGTCATTGTCCAGCTCATCTACGATGTCTTTAGGTAAAGGTTCCCGCCCACGATCCGCCGTAGGGGTGTCATCTTCAATCTCTAAGTCAAAATCATCATCGTCTAATTGGGCTTCTTTTTTGCTAACTTTTTCATCCGGAAATTCGTAATCAGCCATTTCCATTTTGTTCTCTGTCATTTGTGCCTCCTTAGGCTCTTGAAATACCACGTGGGTCTTGAACCACACCTTCGATTGAATCGTCGTTTACCAACCTGAATTCACGCCCATGAATCTTTAGACGTGTGCCAGAATTAGGACGACATAAAACAAAATCACCTACTTCACACCAAGCTCCACTTGGGAACCGTTTTTCGTCTTTGTAACAATCAGGTCCCATCTTCACAACAAAAAAGACGGTAGCTAATACTTCTTCAAAACGTCGAGTTTCGTCAGCTTTGATGAGTCCACTCTCATACTTGTCTTCTTGTTCCGGAATTGCTAACAGGATGTGATAGCCGGCAGGTTCTGGCAGTTGTGATGCCTTGTCTTCTGCTGTTTGGGGCAGAACGGACGTTTCCCCGTTTTCCGTTGCGATTACAATTTCACTCATCAGATTGCTCCATGTTTTTTGCTAGGTCGAGGAGGTACATCTCTACTGCGGTGAGTCCTCGTATCTCACCGCACAGGTACATATACTGCGCGTAATCTTTAGCGGCACCTGAGGCTACGGCTTCAGCAAGTTGTGATTGCTTCCGACGAATCTCATCAAGTAACACCCCGATTAATTTGTCCATCATTCACCTTCTGGTTCTGGTTTATTGGAAGAGCCTTTTGGTTTTTGCCCAAATAGCTTCTCACCCATTTGCATACCCATTTGGATACCTTGAGCTTCTTGCTGTAACTCAAAACGCTCGCGATCATCTTTCTGCTTGCCAACATCAACACCAATCTTTGCGCCTTCGATCTCTTCTTTGGAAGCAATCTGTGCGGCAACGATACGTTCCGTAGAAGCAATGCGTTCTTTCTCCAACTCAAGTTGTGCGGTTCTGAGCGCAGCGTCTGCTTGGGCCTTCTGATCTTTTGTATCAGCTTCCTTCGCCTTGATTTGAAGTTCCTGCATTTGCATCTGGATGATTGGGTCTTGCTGTTGTTGCTGTGCCTGCTGTTGAGCGGCTTGCTGCTGGTTCTTCTGCGTTAGCTGTGTTGCAGCCTTGGCGACCAAACGAGAAACTTGCAATTCAACTTCTTCAGGCATTTCTTCACCCGGCTTAGGCAACGGGCCACCAAGTTCTTGCTCAATCTTTTGTCGATAGAGAAAGCCAAAGTGTTCTGCTACGTGTGCTTGCATAGATGCCGCCATCTGCTGTGCCATTGGGTTTTGACCAATCATTTGAGCAGTAGCTGGGTCTTGCAAGAAAGCCATGTGCGCAGTGATATGCGCTTCCTGATCTTGATAGATAAAGGCTTTGAGAGGCTTGCCAGAAAGCATAGCCATGTTCTCGCTGATGGGGTCTTTAGGCTTCTCGTCGTCCTCAGTAGGAACGAGCTTGCCAATGTTTTTAATACCAAGTACTTCTAACATCTGACGATGCAATTCCGGCAGGTCATAAATCTGCGGAGCCTGCTGCGCCATCTGCATTACTGCTTGATACTGCACAACCTTCTGCGACATCGTTGCTGCGTTAGGGTCACTGACAGGGATGACCTCCACCATGTCATAGTCTGACCGCTTAGCTTTAGGACTGCCTTCTTCTGGCTCGTAGGTATAGCTCTCAGGAGTGTAGTCACGAATAATGTCGCGCAACAACCGGAACTCTTGTTTCATCGAGTAGTGAATACGGGCTTGTACCGCAGACATTACTTTTAGCGTGCGCTCTAAAATTGCCAGCGTCGTACCAACTGGGGAGTTAGCCGACATATCCGATACCTTCATATCGGCAGCAGAAGCAAAGCGACGGCCTTCTTCTACAATTTGATTCATCAGAGCAAGTAAAACTTGGCTTGGCTCTTTATATGGCAGAGGTAGAATGTTGTCGCGGATCGTGCCAGAAGCTACGTCCACATCACGGAACTCACCCGGACTAATCGGTGTGTCGTCACCCTTAACACGCATGCCTTTAGACTTAAGGCCGCCCGGCAGGTTAGCCAACGTACCAGCGTCAACCAACTGACGAAGTATGGATGTACCCGACTTAGCAAACGCACCTAACAGGTGGATTAGACCAAAACAATAAAAGCCAAAGCCCGGGATGTACCCGTAGTGCACGAAGTGACTGCGCTTCTCTTTAAGCACGACGTTAGGGGCGATCTCTGGTTCTTTCTTCTCGTCCCTATCTGGCTCAGGATGCCAATTCCGGCGGATAGCCAAAACTGTTTGTGTACCCTTCTCAATAGTGACAATGTATGGCAGTGCTATGCCGGTCTCTTCGTCGTCCTCGTCTCGGTCCTCAAACCCTTCTAGGTCAAGGAACACTTGCATTTCAAGAAGTTTATAGCGGTCGTCAGTGGTAGCGCGGAAGCCCATCTTCTCCGCGATCTTTTTCTCTACCTCGTCCATCGTGTTAGTCGGCTCTTCCATATCGACATCACGGTAGAAGCCCGCTACTTGTAGCTTACGTAGCTCATTCTCGCTTTTACGCATCACGTGGGTTACACGCTCAGCGGTCTCTAAATTACTAGCGCCATACGGTACTACCAAATCTTCAGCCGGCACGAAGATAGACACTTGCCTATTTAAGCTTGGGTCGAAGTACACCTTCTTGAACGCATTACCGGACAAGCCCAAGCCCCACAACATACGCTCATGCTCAGGACGATACTCAACCATCTTCTCGGTCAACTGATAGTTCATGTCGTCACGCACACGAATCGCAGCTTCGGCTTTCTCAGGAGTATCTTTACCAATGATCTGAGTCTTAACAGGACCAGCCGCCGGGAACGTCTCCATGATCGTCTCAGCTTGGAACTTAACCAAAGCCTCGGACAACAGCGGGTGATACACACCGCATGCGCCTTCCCACGGTTCCGCCCGCTCTTCAATCTTCATACCCAACAAATCAAGCCCGTCTACATAAGTCTGCATCCAATCTTTGCGTGAGCTAATGTCTTCGTCAAACTCACTTATTAAGTCAGCCGCCAAACTAGATAGCACATCGTCGTCGATATACTCTGCAAGGTTGTCATCAAAGCTATCTGCTTCCTTACCCTTCTCGATCTCAATCTCGATGTCCCCCATGCCGATGCGTACAGACTCAGGGTCCTCGATCTCAATCTCAATGTCGGGCTCTGCGCCCAACGAGTCCAAGCCTATGGGGGCTTGGTACAAACTTTTCTCAATAGCCATATATGTCCTTAGTAGTATTCTTTACGACGTGATTTAAACTCACTCGGCTCATCAGGCTCATCAAGTGCGGCCCTAATATACCCACCCCGCCGAAAGCGCATTAATGCTAATGTGGTCGAGTCAACATAATCGTCATGTTCGCCAGCCGGAAAACTCGCCACTTCCTCAACCACTTCTTCCGCCCAATTAGTATTAGGCACCCACACACGTTTCGATGCAAAAATGTCAGACACACCGTTGAGCCGGCTTATCTTATCGTTGCCCTTACCCGGGGTAAACTCTTGTACGGGTATACCCATTGCCCGCATCTCATAAATAAGTGGGGCTCCCGTTGCTTTCTTCTCGATAATAACAGAGTCAGGTTGCCATTCTTTATACTGTTCTATTGCTACTTTCTTTAATTCCGGAAACTCCATCCGATCCCGAAACGCATTAAGCAAAATAATGTTCGCCTGATTAACACCCGTATCGTCTGGCCTATAGAAAATACCCCATAACGTACAAGCTGAATAGTCCGCCCGGTTATGTTTCTCAAACGCCGTATCCCACGCCATTAGCGTAAACTCACAGTCCGGTGGGTCCTCATGCTCCCACAACTGCCACCACTCCCGCTTGACAATAGCGCTTGTTTCACTTGTAGGGTCCTGCTGGTACTGCGCCATCCACTTACCGTGGGGCAACTCGTTCCGTAACGCCTCAAGTTCTTTCTGGGACCAGAACTCAGGCCACAATGCCCGTCCACTAGGCAAAATAGCAGGGAACTCAATCACTTCCCAATCTTCTCCCGACCGCTGGGCCGCGCTCTTAAGCACCTGTCCGGTTAAGTCCTTCTTAGACCATCGAGTCATAACAATGACGATTGATCCTCCCGGTTGCAGACGCTGGCGCGGCCCCGACGTGTACCACTCATAGGTCTTGTCGTAGATTTCTGGGTTGATTTCGGCTAGTGCGGCCTCTTGTTCACTGTGCGGGTCGTCAATAATTAGTACATCAGCACCCTTACCCGTCACCGCACCCCCCACACCAATAGCAAAGTAGTCACCACCCTTGCTTGTGTTCCACCGACCGGCTGCTTTAGAGTCAGTTTGGAGGGCTACATCCGGGAAAATCTCTTTATATACGTCCTGATCGACCAAATTTCGGACTTTTCGACCAAAACCTACCGCCAATTCAGCAGTATGGGACGTTTGGATGACCTTTTTGTGCGGAAAATTCCCTAAAAACCATGCCGGCAACAGATAAGACGCAAATTCAGACTTAGTATGGCGGGGTGGCATGTTAATAATGAGCCTTTTGCACTCCCCACGCGCTACTCGCTCGAACGCCCTAGCCATTCTTATGTGATGCGCCCCATTAATGAAGTTAGGCCAGACGTGACGGACGAACGCCATGAAGTCATGCTGCGCTTTTGACGCAACCTTCCGGGCTTCTAACTCCTCCAGCAGTTCTCTGACTTGCAGTTGGGCCTCTTCAGGCAACTGATTCAGGAGCGTTGGGTTCGTCTTCAGTGTCTCTAGGAGATTCGGGTTCAACAGGTTCCTCTATAGGGCCAAGCTCTGCATCTAAATCAACTAAGGCTTTGTGCTCTACTACTTCAGCGACACCCATATACTTCTCTAGCAGGGTGGATAGCTGACCTTCTAGCTCTTCAGTTGGCTTTTGCTTAATAGTAATCTCCATCTGCTCCGTAAACAGATTTACCCCACGGCGCTTGCCTAGCAACTCCAAGGCTTTTAAGCGCACACGTGCGTCTTCATCTTCTGTTTCTTCAAGCAGACGGTTCGTTACAAAATTGGCTATACGGCGATTAGCGCCGAGGAACTCATGGTCATACTGGGTTAGCAGCGACTCTAATTTTAAGATAGTACCCGGAGGTGTTTTGGCAACCCTGATTGGGCTGTCGGATGTCATGATCTGATGTGCACGTTGGGAGTCTTCTTGGGTAACGTCTACTTCCCCACCCGCAGCTATCAGGTCCTGAATAGTACGACACGCAGCTTGTGCACGCTCACGGAATTGCTCTACCTCCTCAGGCGTTAAGTCTAAGGGTAGCGGAGTACCTAACTCGGGCGTGATAACAAGTTGCATGTTCTGTGCGGTTTGTGGCTCAGATATATACCCCCCGGGGGTCACGATTTCAAAAATGCAAGGGGGGTGTTTTGCTGTGAAGAAGTATAGCCATGTGTTCTGGAAAAAGCAAGGGGGTGGGGGGTCTTTACAACTGTCAAGTATAATTGAGATTTTTGCTAGATACTGTGCAAAACCTAGGGAGATACGGACGGGACTCCTAAACTGTTTCGGGGTGGTGGGGGGACGGTGGGGTAGCGAATCCGGCCAAAACTTCACGTCGACGTGATAGTTGACAACCGTCAATAATCTGGTATAATTCTTTACATGGACTCGCAATTCGGCGGTTCATAACTTAATAGGAAATTACTATCATGACTACAAAAGCCAACAAAGCCGCAACCTCGCTCAAAGCAAATAAAGCAGCAACCAAAGCGCCAAGCGCAGCGACAATCACGCTGTCGGATGATGGCGCGTTATCTTTAGCGGTAGGCATTGCCGCCGCTGTCAAGTCTTATGAAAAGTCATTAACTGAAGTCACGTCCTTGATGGATAAGATTAACGCGGACTGTAAGACACTACGCGCAGCAAAGCGTACACTTGGCAAGTCACGCCGGACTTGCGCGCTGGCGCAGGCAATTTACGTACAGTTAAAAAGCGACGAATACGCAGATGGAACCGCTAACAATATCCTGAGCGCAATCCGCGCCTGCGTGAATGACGGGAAAAAATTCGACCTTAACGCGAACCGCAAAGCAAAGGCCAAAGGTGAATCGACGGGTAATATCATGGTGGCAATTGCATCCGGCGACGATGGCGCGAAAGCAGCGGCTAAGTTCCTCAAAGCATTTAATAAAATGAAGGAAAGCGACAATGACGAATTGACATCACTCGCAGCGTTTTTAATCGACGCGATCGACGCAGCGGGATACCTTGAGGAAGTTGACGCAGACGCAGCCGAGTAACACAGCAAAACATGTTTCACAATGCCCGCTTCGGCGGGCTTTTTTTCGCCCTCATTTTTCATGTCGACATGAAGTTTGCAACGCGCAATAGCAGCCCAAAAAACGATACCAGTGATGCCAGTTCTCGCACAATGGGAGAGGCCAAGCCCATTACTTATCGGAATGTCAATTGTTCCGTTATTGTTCCGCCAACGCTTTTGCTAAGTCATTGATTTCATTGAATAAAATTAGTTGTTGTTCCGCCAATTGTTCCTTGTACATTTTGACAACTAATGCACCTAAGTTGTTGATTCTAAAGAGTTTTTTAAATAAATTATATTAATATATTGTTAATTGTTCCAATGTTCCGCGTTTAAAACACAACAGACGGCAAAATTTTAATTTCCTCAGCCCGGCCGAGCCCTCTGCCAAGTTTTTTCGTTTTCCACTAATTTTTCTCCATTTTTGCCCAGACACGTATATAACCACGGAACACTGAACAAAATGACAGAACATGCCTCAAACCCGTTGTCCCCCTAGGGATCACCTTTGTCGCCGGCCACGGAACATTACGGAACAAATAGCCCTTTTGCGGAACAATTGCCAATACAACATCGCAAAAACAGCTACACCATCACCTGACACTTCCTTGTCACGTGTGCTCAATAATCCAAACATAATCCAACACAGAAATAACTTGTTGTGACGTGTCGCGCAGCACAAAAGCCTCCAAAACTTCACATCGACATGAAGTTTGCCCAAAAGCTGCCTATACCGAAAGACCCCCTGTCCTATTGACAACTGTCAATAAGTATGGTACAATATGGTTGTAGGATGAAAAAACGGGTAATGAGTGCCAAACCAAGCAACACCAACCAAACTTCATGTCGATGTGAAGTTTCACAACAGAGAGGACTATATGGGACGTGTAAAGAAGTTTACGTATGAAGTATTGGAAGACAGCCGATTCCTGTGCGTAGTGTGCGGGGATCACATCGACCCTAAACGTGCAGCACTAGGATACAAACTGTGCTTATGGTGCGGCGAGGACGCAGCGAAAGCCGAGTCCAAGCAAAAAGCATCGATGGTGCAGATTCCCTACAGCAAGGGAGCCTATCAGTACATATACGACGCAGCCGACCTAATCGGCACTAACCCGAAGAGGACGACATGAGAATCATGAAGTATTACAACAAGCGCAGACAGCCGGACAAGGCTGAGATCGTGCGATTGGACAAGGTGAACGAGAGGGGTGACAAGTTATTGGTTACCTACCCATTGCATCTAACCGACAGCAGGCGGCTAAACATGTGGCTGTATGTCGACAATATCCGTGTCGATTGGATACGGGAAGTAAGTGATGAAGTTATACAAGGAGAAATGAAATGAGAACTAAACACGAGATGGAAGCATACGCCCAAGCAATTGCCGAAGCGCACTTTTATGCTGACGTGGACGACTACACACCTTGGGAGCCATTCGAGAATTGGCCGGAAGAGCAGTTAGAGGACGAGGTTGATGCGTTGATGGCTGTCATATATAACGCGCTGCTCTGGGTGCAGGACGGGGAGAAAACATAATGGACGAGTTAGAGATATGGAAGTTTGTGCTTGGCGCGTTGCTTGGTGTGTGCCTAGCTGCGTTGCTGTTCTTATTAGTAGTGTTTTTAGGCGTTGTATGACCAACCAAACTTCACGTCAACGTGAAGAATCAAAGGAGAATTGAAATGACAATTAGATATGAGTACATGCAAGAACAGTTTGAGAGGGTTGTGCCAATCAGGGGGCGAGCAGTTGAAGTGCGGCCAATTGGTAAGCGGAGTAGGGATTGGGAAACTATCGTCAAGCGTACCGTCATCGACGGGGAGGCTACGTACACTGCCTATGCTGCGAGGTTGTATCAGACAGATGTTGTCACGTATCACGTGGATGGCACCGTAGCTATTAAGTGCGAGCAGTGGTCGACGCCGACGACGGCTGAGTTTATCTGGCGGTGGACGCCACAGGGTATCGGCTGTTTCAAGCGGTACGATAGGTTGTGGGTAATGCTGAAGGGAGGTAGAGATTACTTAGTGCCGGTAACTGGGTCGCTGCGGCTGCATATGGTGGAGGGTGAGTGGGAAGTGATTGACCCGCAGCCTATGGTGCAGGAGATAGTAGACCGCAAGGCTATCAAGGCTAAGCGTAAAGTGCTAATACCGTTTAAGAACTTCTGTCGGGCGTGGTTGACGATGACAGATGGATGGATACAGGCCGAGACAATGCGCGCCTTTGGGGAGATTAAGGATAGCTATTCGCGGAGGGCTTATGTGTTTACGTTAAGTACTGGCGAGGAGTTTGATATGTTTAAGAGAGTAGGTAACGCCGAGTTACTGCTCAAGCTGGCCGTTGATGTGATGCATGAGCGACGAGACTTAGTGGGCATCACTAATGAGGACGACAACATGCGTTTGTTTTTAGCGATGCTGCAATGGTGTAACAATATATCCAACAAGATAGTTGGGGATGTTGATGTCGTCGATGCAGGTGGGCATACCAGAGGGGTAGTAATACGCGATATGCGGTACAGCGTCACAGCTATAGATAACTTGATAGATAAGGCGCTTAAGGAAGACCCTAGTGTGTTTACGACACGCGAGGTAGCAGCAGGTAGATGTGTAAATAATGTGCAGTAATCAAACTTCACGTCGACGTGAAGAATAACAAACTTAATTAACTTGGAGAATAAAATGGCAGCTATTAATTTCGGCAGCAGCATCACACTTAAGCAGTTCAACAAAGCTATTGCCACATCAGGCGACGACGTGACCATCATCGGGGAAGGCGAGCCGGGCATCGGCAAGTCAGCGGCACTCAAGTATCTGAGCAAGTTGTTCCCTGACCATGCAATTGCCTATATCGACTGCACACTGCTTGACCTAGGCGACTTTGCATTACCGTACACAGTGGTAGAGAACGACATGCGGGTAACACGCTTTGCCCCTAATGCTAGGTTCCGTATGCACGAGGGTAAGCCCGTCATCATCATGCTTGACGAGATCGGCAAGGCTATCAAGTCCGTGAAGAATGTATTGCTTACGTTGATGAACGAGCATCGCATCGGTGACGTTAACTTACCGGCAGGTAGCAGAGTGTTCGGTACAACTAACCTAGCTAGTGATGGTGTGGGTGACATGCTTGAGGCACACGCTAGAAATCGTGTGTGTTTGGTGACTGTGGGTAAACCTGAGGCGGGCTTCAATGCTGACGGCACTATCAGCGACGACTCGTGGGGCGCATGGGCTTTGGGTAACGACATCGCACCAGAAGTTATTGCATGGGTACGGCAGTTTCCACATGCGCTTGCAAGCTACCGCGACAGCAGTCAGAAAGATAACCCGTACATCTTCAACCCTACACGTGCAGGACAGAGTGCGTTTGTTACGCCGCGTAGTCTTGAGAAGGCGAGCCACATCGCTAAGAAACGTGCTGTGTTGGGCGACGCGTTGACTATCGCTATGTTGGCGGGGACTATCGGTGAGAGTGCGGCGCGGGATATGCAGTCTTTCTTTACAGTGGTAGACAAGTTGCCTACGTGGGAGTCGATCATCAACAGCCCAACGACAGCCAAGTTGCCAGAGGACACTATCGCCAAGTGCATACTCGTGTTCAGTGCTATCACTCGTGTTGACAAGGACAGCATGAGCAAGTGGTTGCAGTACGCAGAGCGTATGGAGAAGGAATGGCAGGCGTTGTTTGCACGTAGCGTAGTCAAGTCAGAGACTAAGCAAGCGATGGCTGTGAGTAACAGAGAGTTCAAAAACTGGGCTATGTCTAACCAATGGTTGTTCTAATAAGGGAGAAACTTCATGTCGACATTAAGTTTAACAGCAGAGCAGCGCGTACAGAAATCACACGTCGCGCTAATGAACAATCCGAACTACTGCCTGTATGCGGGCATCATCATGATGGGTAGGACTGAGGTACGTGATGACCTGCCGACTGCGGCAACCAATGGGCGCGATACGTTCTATGGGCGTAAGTTTGTCAACAAGATCAACGACAAAGAGCTGAAGGGTTTGATACTGCACGAGAACTTACACAAAGCGTTTCGGCACATGACTGTGTGGGAACATCTGTGGCAGGACAACCCTAAACTTGCGAACCAAGCGTGTGACTACGTCATCAACCTGATGATCGTGGACTCTGACAGGGACGGCAAGGAAGTTAAGTTACCTGAGGGTGGGCTGTACGACGAGCAGTATCGTGGCATGGATGCGGGTACAGTATTCCGCTTACTCAAACAAAAGCAAGAGGATGGTGATGAACAAGGTAATGGTAATGGAGAAGCAGGCGAAGGCGAGGAAGGTGAAGGGGGATTCGACGAGCATGATTGGAAAGGGGCAAAAGAGCTCAGCGCCGAAGAGAAAGGTTCCCTTGAGCGAGAGATTGACCAAGCCTTGAGACAAGGTGCCTTACTAGCAGGCAAGATGAAAGGTAACGTGCCGCGTGATGTGTCTGACTTACTCGAGGCCAAGGTTAACTGGCGTGATGCACTGCGTGAATACATAACATCTTACTGTGCGGAGAAAGATATATCGACGTGGCGTAAGCCGAACAGACGGTGGGTGGACAGTGGCACTTACTTGCCGTCTTTAGTAGGCGAGAGTGTTGGGCGCATTGCTGTGGCTATTGACATGTCAGGGTCTATCGGGTCGGCAGAGGTCGGACAGTTTCTTGGCGAGCTTATTAACATATGCAACAGCGTGACGCCTGAAGGTATTGACTTGCTGTATTGGGACACAGAGGTATGTCAGCACGAGAAGTATGAGCAAGGTACGTATGAGGGCTTACTGCAATCGACTAAGCCTAAGGGGGGTGGAGGTACTGACCCACAATGTATTCCTACTTACATCAAGGAGCATGGGATGAAGCCTGAGTGTGTGATCGTCTTGACGGACGGGTATGTGAATGGATGGGGTACTGATTGGACTGCGCCTGTGCTGTGGGGCATTACAACTAAGCGCATCACCGCTAGTGTAGGCGTGTCAGTGTATGTCGGAGACTAACTACAGTGTTCTGAATAGGGGGTGGATACGTGAAGCAACTAGCTTACATGCTAAGTACTACGCATGTATCCCCCCCATGAGAGAGCGGTACTCTAACCTTGACATAGTCGCTAGCAATATGACACACGAAGAGGCCGAGGCTATGTGTGTAGTACTTAATGGGAGAAGTTATGAAGGAGGAACTTAGATACTTTGTAGTTAAGACTACTTACAATGGGCATGTACCAGCCCGTGACTTAGAAGCGTGGACAGCCTTGCCTAGTTGCGAGTTACTAACAGGGCAAGAGCTAAGCATGGAAGAAGCAGTAGCGTTATCAAAACTATTAAACGGTTGGCAAAACTTCCCGTCGACGTGAAGTTTACTACTTACTTACTTGGAGAATAAAATGATTCAGAACAGCGCAATGTTAGTAGAGTTGAATATCAGTGCATGGACAGGTCGCAAGATGGACAAGAAAGTATCTGATGAGATTGATGTGAGCAAGGGTACACGGGCTAAGGGTGGCAACTACCATAAGCACCTGCTTGCAGGCACCGCTAAGTTGGATGAAGTACAGAAGATCGTCAACGCTGTACGCGTGTGGCATTACGAGCAGACACTGCCTTGGTCGGATAGTGGTAGCCGCTTGTTGCCTATGAAGAACTTCTTTGAGTACAAGCGCATCCTCAATAACTATGAGCAGAAGTTTACACGTGTGGTCTCTGAGTTTATAGCGGAGTACCCAACACTGGTATCGGCGGCGGCGTTTCAGCTTGGCGATTTGTTTGATCGCGGGGAATATCCTGACGCTGAGAACGTCGAACGTAAGTTTAAATTCGGCTATGTGTTTATGCCCGTCCCAGAAGTTAACGACTTCCGTATCGAAGCAACTGATGCGGCCATGACTGAGCTGAAAGATCAGTATGAGAAGCACTTCAATACGAAGATGAGCGCCGCAGTGAAAGATATTTGGGAGCGTCTCCACACGACACTCACCCACATGAGTGTAAAACTTAGTGATGCGGAATCGCCACGCGTACTGAAGGACGGCACCGAAGTTAAGGTGCAAGTGTTCCGCGACTCTTTAGTAGAGAACGCAGTTGAGTTGTGTGGACTGCTGACTAAACTTAATGTGACTGATGACCCTGAGCTTGAGCGGGCGCGTCAGGAATTAGAGCGGGCGATTGTAGATGTGTCACCTAAAGAACTTAGAGAGAACGACCACGTGCGGATTGATGTAAAGAAACGCGTCGATGAGATTCTCAAATCTTTCGATTTCTAAACTTCATGTCGACGTGAAGTTTACTACTTACTTGGAGAATAAAATGGTTATTGAACACGATAAGATAAACCCTAATCTGCGCGAGCTAATCAAGCAGTTCGACCTACACAACCGCGCTGAGCTGATAGTTAAGTATGAATCAACTTATGCAGATAGGAATGAAAACACAGGCGTGTGTAGCGCGGTTAAGTTCTTTGATGCTAAGCACCCGAGCAAGCCACACGTTGCAGCGGTCAAATGGTATTTAGCAGGAAGGAGGTCACAAGAACATAAGTTTTCTATATGGGCACGCCGTATTAAGAATGAGAAGTTCAATGCGGGTAATAGTGAGTACCACACATCGGAGACTAAGGACATGCGTAAGGCGTTGAAGCTGATGCTTACTTACGTAAAGCCGTTTAGCTTTGCGGAAATAATGGCCGACCACAAACGGGACATAGATAGAGCTTTATACAACTGGAGTAGCGAACTGCAAGATAACGTCAACAGAATGCACCGATCTGTATCTGCAAGGGATTTAGTCGCAGAGCTTAGTCAGCTACAAAAGAATGGGGTAGTTTTTACTTCCCCAACCATACGGGAGTTTGTAGATCAAGCATGCCCTATTTACGAGGAAGCAGTACGTAGACGGAACACAAAAGTTGAGCGTGTTGGGGTAATGATTACGTCGAACGGAGAGATTGAAACTGGCGGGGTAGAGTTAACTATGGAACAACAAAGCAAGTTGGCATTGTTGCGCATGGTTGATGTCGGCGCTAATATTGACGAGGTTGGGATGCGCCATACCGATACAGAGTTTACATTGTATGAACTTATGGAACCCCCTGTTTGACGTTTATTAAAATTAGTGTAGACTATTAACACTAATCGGGAGTAGTATATGGTAACTAAGGCGTTAAACGGTACAGTTGTCAGGGTAGAGTTCACTATGCTAGGTAAGATGGAGAGCCCTATCCATGACGACCAAATACTTGAGAAGATAGCGTTTCTACGCATGTGCGACATAGGTAAATCTATACCGACAGTCGGGCAAAGAAAACTAAGGAACGTGTTTTATATCTATTACGATTATGGAGAGATACAATGAAATGTACTTGTGGGGGGAACAGTAATGTGAAGAGCACTGTTCAGAAACCTGAAGGCCCAATGCGTAGGCGGAAATGTTTAGATTGCGGTAGGCATTTTGCAACTATGGAGTATGAGGTTAGTACACCGGGTGCGGGTGCTCATAACCAGACGACTAAGCGCAAGCCCATACCTACACCAGATGATAAAGGGTTGTACACAGCACCAGATGCAGTAGAAGTAAGGAAGCTACAAGCAGAAATAAAAAACAAGAAGATAGAACTGCGCCGCGCTGCGGAAGATCGTAGAGCGCGAGTGCCTAATTACTTTATAGAGGAGGATGACTGATGTTAATTAACGGTAAGTTTGTTAGAGAAGAGCCGCCTAAGATTGGTATATTTTATTACCCACAATATCACAATAAGAAATCTACGCCAGAAGAACGATTGGTTCAGGACATCCTGCTCGGGCTACGTTGCCAGAGTGAAAGTTTTTTATCCAAAGTGTTCGGTCTTTTACTACGTGTATAGGAACTGATATGAGAGACATGATTTATATTTTAGGGATAGTTCTTGGTGTAGGGTTTGCGTACAAGGTAGGTGAAGTAGAAGGGAGGAAGGCTATCCCTGCCCCTGTTCCGGTAGTAGTAGATGTGGAGAAGCAATGTGTCGCATGGTTCTTTAACGCAGACTTGAAGGCCGCCAAGAAACATATGTGTGGGAGTAAGAAATGAGAGCTGAGCCTACTAGGGAGTGGCAAGCCACAGTAGATCACACAAGGCGCGAAGCTATGCGCACCATCAACGATATACGCAATGGTGTAGTGAATGAAGAAGACGTGGACAAGATGCAGAACTTTATATTGTTTGCACTAGCGCTGATGTTGATGGAAGGAGATAAGAAATGGGCAAGGGCGAAGATAAATGCGGAACTGATGAGCCTGATGAAAGAAAACCAGTAACACCAGAACAGCAGCGAGTGTATGACGCGATGTTGATTAAGACCTTCAGGGCAGACAAGAGAATGTCTGAGCTAGGTAATTGGCTTAAACCTTGGGGCATAGATTTACAGAAGCATGATTTAAAAAGATGCCCTAAAAGTGTGTACTGGGTCGAGCGCGTGCAAGAGATGGTTGGCAGATTTATGCGGCCATTGGCAGACCGGCTGTGGGATACGGAAAGATCACAGGATGTGGCAACGCTAGATTGGATGGTCAAGATACAGTTAGGCAAACAGAATACTAAATGGGATAACGAGCGCGCCGCGATGAGGAAGAAGTCAAACGCAGACAGAGTAAAGGCAGGGTTACTTAGAGGCGAGTACGAAACCCATCTAAGAAATAACCAGTGGAAGGTAACCAAATGACTAAAGAAGAGATTGTTCGTTTTGCTAAAGAATCTGGATGGCAAGTAGACCCTGAAGGGAATATTTTTGACGCCGATGGATGGCACACATGCACAGATGAGGTTGAGCGGTTCGCCGCCCTAGTCATAGCAGCAGAGCGCCAGCGCAAAGCCTGGGACGCGAAGTATTGGACTGCTTATGAGCAGGATGTAGCAGAAGCGGAGCGTGAGTCTTGCGCCAAGATGTTAGCCGAAGAAGGTTGGCTGATGGCTGCGACGCTAGTGAGGGTAAAGAAATGACTGACAAAGAAGTAATGCAGATGGCGTTGGATGCGCTTGAATCATGGCAAAAAACCTGTCTTGATTGTGCAAGACCAAGCGAAGAATTGGGACGATCAACAAAACCACTACAAGCACTACGCACAGCACTAGCGCGGCCTGAACGCGAATGGCAGGGGCTGACAGCAGAAGAACTTGCAGAGATAGCAGAGTTTCATTTTCACGGCGCGTTATCTGGAAGAGAATTTTATGACGACATCGAAGCCAAGCTAAAGGAGAAGAACAGTGGCTAAATTACCGTACACAATAACGATCTGTCCAGATCAACCGAACCCTAAGCAGTACACAGCGATGACACCAAAACTTGTTAAAGCGATGATGTACGGGAATGACATGACGATTGACCAGCGTAAGTTTGTGTGGCCTGCGACATCCTCAGACTTTGAAGGCAAGCTACGTGCAATGCTAGATAAAACAAAGGAGAAGAACACATGACATGGCAAGTATGGACAAACATAATGCAGAAGAACGGGGTTTCGACTCATGTAGTTCCGTTAAACGATCTTCGAGAGCATGTAGAAGAAGCAATGTGCTGGTGTAACCCAAGAGTTGACGAGGAACTGAACTTAATTACGCACAACAGCGCAGATAATAGAGAAGCCTTTGAAACTGGAGAAAGGAAGCCGACATGACTGACCCCACTATCGCTGCATGGAGTCGAGAAAGTGATTTGCTTTTTGCGCTACGTCAGTTACGCGAAGAAAACGAACTACTTAAAACGCAGCGCGAATGGCAGGGGCTGACGGAGACGGAGAAAGAAATGATGTGGGACGAGGCGGTAGAAGGACGTGAGCATTTCTGTTCGCAATACGGCGACTTTGCAGATGCCATCGAAGCCAAGCTAAAGGAGAAGAACACATGACCAGCATAAGGGAAATAATTGATTGGCTGAAGTCACTTTGGGCAAAGCCGGTGCCTATTGAGCTGGTCAAAGAAGAGGTCAAAGAAGAGGTCAAAGAAGAGGTCAAAGAAGAGGTCAAAGAACCCAAGGGTAATACCCCCAAGCGCAAGTACAACAAAGAAAGATCGAAGACTCTATCCGATCTTTTAGATAACCTTGAGTATACGTTTGACGCCATGAAGATTGACTACCAACAAATGAGCTTTATGGATAAAAAAGAAGTAGAAGGTTTAAAGAAGTTTGGTGTGTCAGTAATACCCAATCTTCTTGATGAGGTTATTTGTAGCAGCCAGATTAATGAGGGCGTTGGGTTACCAACAATAATTTTTTTAGCCCACACAGATGGTGTAAATGGTAATGAAAAAGTTATGCACCCCGACTTCTTTTTCGCAATGAAACAGAAAAAATGCCCGTGGTATGTGGCAAAGAAGGCTGGAGCCATTTATCGTTGCGGTTTTGGTTACCGTGATGTGACTGATAATAAAATATTCTGGGTATCTTTTTATGTATCTATAAAGGATAGCGAGGTTTTTCCAACACATCACCTTGCGCACACGCCGATAAACACCCCTAAAGCATCGTACATGAGGAAGGAGTGGCAGCTATCTTCGTGGAAGAACTTTAGCGACGAAGATAACAATGAAAGCACAGTCGTTACTAGCATGGTTGCTCACCACTTCAATCTTTGGGGGTCGAGACGCGCTATGTGGTCAACCACGGTTGAGCGCGAAGGGAACCGCGCAATCTTTTACGTAGACCCCAAAGATACCAAAACATTTTTTAAGAACCGCGAAAAGACGGTAACGGAGAACGGCTACACAAAGCGCATCATCCACTTAGTTGAAGAGCATGAGCGCAAAAATTCTAGTGGGAATATTTCCGTTGTATCTGAGCATGTCCGTGGGGAGAATAAGTTTTCATGGAACCGTTTCAGTTGCAGTGTTGCGTCACCAGTACACCACATGGATGTTCGCCGCTTTAGTGCCGCCGCTGAAACTCATGACGATGATGCGCGAGAAGGTTATCTTCATTTACCACAACTGGCGGAGATACTACACAGCAAGTCAGGCGTAAAACTAAAAGACTTACATAGGGAGATAGCATGAAAGACCGTAACAATGGCTGAACAACGCAAACTAAACCAGAACATGTACGCACGCATCTTCGTGATGCTAACCGCCGAGCCCTGTACCACGCATGATCTGGTCGAGGAGACAGGCATACACCTAGTAACAGCGCAGCGTTTGATGCGGTGCTTTAACAGGTACAAGCTAGTGCATGTGTGCGGATGGGAGAAGGACGTGAAGGGGCGTGACTGCACGCAGATATATAAGTTTGGTAAAGGGAAAGATAAACCACGGGCAAGAATGACCGATGCCGAACGTACACAGCGGTATCGTAGTAAGAAGAAGATGCTTGCCCTTACTAACGTATTAACCGGAGGAACACATGCGTCAAAATCCAGTACCGCCACACAAACTGTTTGACTACGTTATGGAGGTTGAACACCTTAAGTTTAGTAGCGATCTTGCTAGGTTTTTAGGTTGCACCCAAGGGTACATAAGTAAGATACGGCATGGGGTTAACAAGCCCACTGCCGAGTTGATCTTATTAGTGTTTGATAAAACAGGTTTACCAATACCTAAAATCCGTATGTTACTGGAAGAGAACGATGGCTAATACCCCAGAAAAGAAAGTTAAGTTGAAGGTTAAGTCTGTACTGGATGCAGCAGGGGCGTACCATTTCATGCCTGCTACTCATGGGTACGGTGCCTCTGGTGTGCCAGATATAGTTGGGTGCTACCACGGTACGTTCTTCGCTATCGAATGTAAGGCGGGCACTGGTATCCCTACTGCTTTGCAACAGCGTAACTTAAGTTTTATTTCCAAAGCAGGTGGGTATAGCTTGGTTGTTAATGAACAGAACTTAGAGGATGTGCCCCTTATGCTAGAGCGCATTAATAAGGACAAGACATCATGGGCAAGTCGAACCGCGTAAACACGATGGAGTGCAGGAAGCTGGACATACTGCACTTATTGAGTACCGTACACACGCTGACCGTAAAAGATTTTGTTCGGAAGATGAGCGTTAGCGAACGTAGTATTCATCGGTACTTAGCGGAACTACGTGCAGAAAAGAAAGTGTACAAGCGGTATGCGCTACCTAAGAAGGGCGCAAAGAAACCTATTTATTATTACTGCTTACGGAGAACTTAATGAACGCGATACAAAAACTAACTGAAAAGCTTCAAATTACTTGGGATAAATATGAGGTAAGCGGTGCCCATTTAGAAATGCTATCCATTGCCCAAACAGCTTGGGATAAGAGTGATAAGCCGTTGCGGGTAATGGACTTAATGCGTCGGTGTGAATTCGCTTCCCCAGCTAAACAACATGCGGTACTGCAAGAGTTAATAAAAGCTAAGCTACTACTAACTACTGTTAGTAAGGGTGACGCTAGAGAACGTATTGTGCAGCGAGGTACGCACTACGATAAGTTGGTGAAACTATTCGAGGGAGGTAAGTGATGGCTAAAGGAACATCTCCGGCAATTGACGCGTTGCTAAAGCGTATGGACTCTACCCCTGAGGAGTTTTTAAACCCAGATTGGTGGCTTATGGGGGCGCACAAAACAAAAGCGTCTCCGTTTTTTAACACGCGTTGGGAAGATGTCACCCTGCTCATACTAAACAATCTTCCAATGTATGAGAACGTATTTTCACCTGAAGCCTGTAGCGCCTATAAAGATAAACTAAATAAATTAATTCGTGCCAAGGTGGAAGAGTCTATATGCAAAGAAGTTATAGGCGGAGAGTATAAGGAAGAAGTCGACACCTCTGTGTATCGTGGACAGTTAGAAATGTTCCCTGCCCTAACTCATTACCCCCCTACTAGCAAAATATGAATCTAATAACTGTTGACTTCGAAACGTACTACGACAAAACCTTTAGCCTATCTAAACTTACTACTGAAGAGTATGTGCGGGACGATAGATTTGAAACTATTGGTATAGGAATTAAGGAAAATGAAGGAGAGACGAAGTGGTACACGGGAACCCATGACGAGATCGCAAAAGCAATCGCTACGTACAACTGGAAAGAAAGTTTCGTCCTCGCCCATAACACCGCGTTTGATGGGGCAATACTGTCATGGCGTTTTGGGATTAATCCGAAAGGTTGGTTGGATACTCTTTGTATGGCGCGTGCAGTGCATGGGGTGGATGCAGGGGGCAGCCTTGCGAAGCTATCGGAGCACTACAAGATTGGGGAGAAAGGTACGGAGGTTGGTAATGCGTTGGGTAAGTACCGTAAAGACTTTGACGAAGAAGAACTAGCTAGGTACGCAGGGTATTGCTGTAACGATGTCGAGCTAACGTACAAGCTGTTTAAGATTCTCGGTGCAGGGTTTCCTCGGTCTGAGCTTAAAGTTATTGACGCTACGCTGCGTATGTTTATTTCCCCCGTGTTGGTGCTTGACTTGCCGCTATTGGAGCAGCACTTGGAGGATGTGAAGGAGAGGAAGGAGAGGCTACTTGCCGCTGCTTTTGCCGACAAAGATACCCTGATGAGCAACGATAAGTTTGCTGTGTTGCTTGAGCATTTAAAGGTAGACCCCCCTACGAAGATAAGCCCACGTACAGGTAAGGAAGCATGGGCGTTTGCTAAGACGGATGAAGGGTTTAAGGCGCTTGAGCAACATGCTGATGTGCGAGTGCAGGTACTTGTTGCAGCTAGGCTCGGGAATAAAACCACTCTTGAAGAGACACGTACACAACGCTTTATAGATATAGCTAAGAGAGGCTCAATTCCTGTTCCTATTAAGTACTACGCCGCACACACAGGACGGTGGGGTGGGGACGATAAGATTAATTTGCAGAACCTACCTAGCCGTGGGCAGAACGCTAACAAGCTAAAGAAAGCTATACGGGCACCGGAAGGGTACGTGATTATTGATTCGGACTCCTCACAGATTGAGGCGCGGGTGTTGGCGTGGCTGGCTGAGCAAGATGACTTAGTGGAGGCATTTAAGAATGGCGAAGACGTATATAAAATCATGGCTAGTGCGATCTATGGCAAGGAAGTTGACCAAATTACTAAGGAAGAAAGGTTCGTGGGCAAAACAACCATCCTCGGTTCCGGTTATGGCATGGGCGCTGCGAAGTTCCAATCCCAACTCAAAACGTTTGGCGCTGACATTTCACTTCAAGAGGCACAGCGCATCGTATCGGTTTATCGGGAAACGTACCCAGCTATCGTTGGCCTCTGGCGAGAAGCGAACAACTCGTTAGACGCTATGGTGCGGAACGTAAAGGCTTCCGTAGGTAGGGTAGGGGTACTAGGGTTTGACTCAGAGCAGTTTGGGTTCGTAATGCCTAATGGCCTTATGCAGCGGTACGAAGGGCTGACAAAAACAACGAGTTACGATGGATGGGATCAGTACCAATACAAAACACGTAAGGGTATGGTAAAGATTTACGGTGGTAAAATTATTGAGAACGTTTGTCAATCATTAGCCCGTTGCATCATTGCCGACCAACTATTAAAAATCGGCAGTAAGTACAAAGTGGTATTGACAGTACATGATGCAGTAGCTTGCATAGCCCGCAAGGAAGAAGCAGAAGAAGCACAACGCTACGTAGAAGAATGTATGCGGCAAACACCGGCGTGGGCGGCAGGACTACCGTTGAACTGTGAGTCAGGTATCGGGGAGTCGTATGGCGAATGTTAAGTACACGTGGTCCTACAGTAGCATCAACTTGTTTAGCCAATGCCCACAAAAGTACTACAGGCTGAAGGTTAAGAAGGATATTGTAGAACCCCCGCAAGAGCATCTTAACTATGGGCTGGAGGTACATAAGGCAGCGGAGGATTACATTCGTGATGGCACCCCTATCCCTACGAAGTACAACTTTATAAAAGAGCAACTAGATTCCCTCAAGGGAATTAAAGGGGAGAGGCACTGCGAGATTAAGCTAGGGTTAACGAAGGGCCTCCAGGCGTGTGACTTCATGGCTAAAGACGTTTGGTGGAGAGGGATAGCCGACTTAGTTATTATTGACAAAGAGAAAGCCTATCTCGTAGACTACAAAACTGGCAAGTCCAGCAAGTATGCAGATACTAAACAGCTAGAGCTACTGTCCCTAGCGTTGTTTAAGCACTTCCCAAAGGTTAAAAAGGTTAAGGGCGGATTGCTTTTTGTGGTTGCAAAAGACTTCGTAAAGGCGGATTATGTTAATGATGAGGGCATGGGTAGCGCGTGGTTAAAATGGCTAGACGAGACCCATAGGTTAGAGACAGCGATAGAATCAGATGTATGGAACGCCCAACCTAACTTCACTTGTAAGGGGTACTGCCCCGTAACTGACTGCATGCACAATGGAAAACACCGTTAAGCGGTACATGCACAACGTGATGATTTTTACAGAGGCAGTAAACCCTGAGAAGAAAGTTGCGTTGGTGTCGTACATTGCCCCAAAAATTGATTTTGCCCGACAGTGGTTTAAAGAAGACCATCCTAACAAAGCTATACTTAAAATCTTCTCTTTAGGTGTAAAAGAATACGAGATCGAAGCGAGTAAATACTATGCCCTATACAAAGACACCTAGACCGTACAAGCACGAGTACGATATGGAAAAGAAACGCGGGGAACTACCAGACCGCATGGAACGACAACGTGCCCGCCGTGAGATAGACAAAGTAAGCGTAGACAAGAACGGTAATGGCAGGGCGGATAAGCGTGAAGGTAAAGATGTTGCTCACGTCAAGGCGTTGTCTAAAGGTGGTACCAATAAAGATGGGGTGCGTATTGAGAGCGCCGCAAAGAACCGTTCATTTAAACGTAGCCCAACTAGCGCCCTAGTTTCAGAAACAAGTAAGCGCGAAAAGAAAAAGAAGTAGTCGTCACGCAAGGTACGAGTGCGATAACCGTATCAGTTAGTGCTATCGAGTTTCCGTAGTAGATTCCCCTGATAGAGAACTAACCGAATAGCACCCGTAAGGTGCCGTAATACTCGTAAGGCCAAGTGAAAACTTCACTTTGGCCCGCTTACGCTTTGGAGAGGACATTATGGAAGAAGAAGAATTTGTTGCGTTGCTAGCGATTGAGGGTAGGAAGTTAATAGTAGACCGAGTAATGTCTCATGGTAACTATAAAAACAACCATAAGCCCGTACCGTACTACAGCGCGTTTGTGTACGACTTAAAAGACAAAGTCGCTGTTGGGTGTACGTCAGAGTACCGTAGCCGAGATTCGGCCATTAAAAAAATAATTAAAATTTATTATGCAGATCATAGAGAATAAAGCCCTACTTATCAAAGTACGCGAGCCGCAACGCATTACAGAAATCATACCCAAGAGCAAGATATTAGATTCTGGAGAGGTGCTAGTTAAGTGGGGGCTAGAAGAAGCGCAAGTATTAAAAAACTTACGTATCAAGAATGTGCCATCCCCCATATTGGCGCACTACAAGTGGCCGGGAATGTACCGACCATTTGAGCATCAGAAAACAACTTCTGCGTTCTTAACCTTACACCGTAGGGCGTTCTGTTTTAACGAGCAGGGGACAGGTAAGACCGGCAGCGTTATATGGGCAGCAGATTACTTGATGTCGCTAGGGATTATTAAACGTGTGCTAATCCTATGCCCGTTGTCGATCATGCAGTCCGCGTGGCAGAACGACCTATTTAGATTTGCTATGCACCGCACAACAGCAATAGCCCATAGCTATTCTAGGGACAAGCGGGTTAAGGCGGTGCAGAGTGAGGCGGAGTTTGTCATATGTAATTTTGATGGGCTGGACATTATCAAAGATGCAGTAATTGCAGAAGAGTTTGACCTAATAGTTGTAGATGAAGCTAACGCGTATAAAACTGTAGCTACAAAACGATGGAAGGTGCTCAACGCAATAATCCGCCCGACTACTTGGGTATGGATGTTGACAGGCACACCTGCGTCACAGTCCCCTACAGATGCGTATGGGTTAGCTAAGATTGTGAACCCTAAGGGAGTGCCTAAGTTCTTTGGGTCGTTCCGCGATCTGGTCATGAAGAAAGTAACCACGTTTAAGTGGGCACCTAAATCTGACTCTGAGGTCACGGTGCATAACGTGTTGCAGCCGGCTATACGATTTACAAAAGAAGAATGCTTAGACTTACCTGCGTTGACCTATGTAACTAGAGAAGTCCCACTCACTGCACAACAGTTGAAGTTCTACGAAATCATACGTAAGCATATGATAGCTACTGCGGCAGGGGAAGAGATTACAACAGTTAACGCAGCGGCAAACTTAAACAAGCTACTGCAACTATCATGCGGTGCGGTGTATTCGGATAGTGGGGAGACTATTGCGTTTGATGCGTCTAACCGTATTGCCGCACTTAAAGAAGTTATAGATGAGGCAAGCCATAAAGTTATTGTGTTTATTCCGTATAAGCACACCATACAAATAGTGGCAGAGGAACTTAGGAAGTCTGGGTACAGTTGCGAAGTAATTAACGGCGCGGTGCCGGTCAACAAACGCACTGAGATATTTGCCAAATTCCAAACAGAGGCTAACCCAAAAATATTAATTATTCAACCTCAAGCTGCGTCACATGGGGTTACATTAACGGCGGCTAATGTAGTAGTCTATTGGTCCCCCGTCATGTCAGTAGAAACTTACTTGCAATGCAACGCACGTCCACATCGCGCAGGGCAACGCAACCCAGTAACTATTGTGCACTTGCAAGGCTCCCCCGTAGAACGGCGTATGTACTCGATGCTTGAAGCAAAAATAGACATCCACTCACGCGTCGTAGATTTATATAAAAATTTATTAGAAGAGGTTTGACAAAGTCAAAGTTTAATTATATTATGTAGTTGTAGTATTTCTTGGAGGGAAAAATGAATGATACAAAAAATATACCCACTGATAAGTTAGTTAAGGTGTATGTAAAAATACGCGACGCACGTAAGGCGTTATCAGATAAGTATGAGCAGGAAGATGGTGAGTTGAAAGATATGCTAGATGAGATTGAGCTTCAATTACTAGAAGCATGTAAGACAGTAGGTGCCGATAGTATTCGTACTTCGTTTGGCACAATTAGTCGTACAGTTAAGAAACGTTACTGGACAAGTGATTGGTATTCGTTTCACGAGTTCGTAAAAGAGCATGAAGCATACGGGGCTATGAATCTATTGGAGAAGCGCATTGCGCAAACCAACATGGCTTCGTTTCTTGAGGATAACCCTGACCTGCACCCGCCGGGGTTAAATGTTGATAGCCGGTATTCGGTTATTGTTCGTCGTAAATAAGGAGAGAATTAATGAGCGAATTAGCTATTTTGAGTAAGGGTTTACCCGCACACCTACGTGCACTGGAACTTGACGATACTACTAAAGCCCTTATGGGTACAGGTGGCGGCGGAACTAAACGTATCTCTATTGATGGCGGCATCTGGCGCATGATGGTCAACGGTAAGGAAGTTGCTCAGAACGAAGAACGCGCTATGAATGTGGTTATCGTAGCCGCTGCACCAAAGACCTCCCGTATCTATTACGCAGGCGTTTATAAGAAAGGGCAAGCTACCGCCCCTGATTGCTGGTCGGCTGCTGGTGACTTACCTGATGCTAAAGCAGCGAACCCACAAGCTAGCAAATGCGCAGACTGCCCGCAGAACATTAAAGGTTCTGGACAAGGGGATAGCCGCGCATGCCGGTACCAGCGACGTATTGCTGTTGTGCTTGAGAACGATATTGGAGGGGACGTGTACCAGTTAACGCTACCATCTAAATCTATCTTCGGTGAAGGTGAAGTAGGTAAGTGGCCTCTGGAGATGTACGCAAAGATGTTAGGTAGTAAGGGTGCGCCTATTACTTCAGTAGTTACTGAAATGCGTTTTGATACAGCAAGCTCTACCGCTAAGCTGACATTCAAGCCCGCACGTTTCTTAGAGACCGAAGAGTTTACCGTTGCGCTTGAGCAGGGTAAGTCCCCTGACGCTACTAAAGCAATCACCATGACCGTTGCGCAGGCCGATGGTATTAAGAATGATGACGGTGAAGAGTTTGAGCAAGTGGCCGCACCTGCTCCGAAGAAAGCCGCCCCAGTAGTTGAGGAAGATGACGCTCCTGAACCAGTAAAGCGCGCCGCTAAGAAAGAAGACGCCCCTGCACCTAAGAAGGACGTGACTAAAATCTTAGCTGAGTGGGATGAGGATGAGTAAGGGCTATGCGTCCAGATTTGCTAAGGCTGTTAATTCAGCAGACACCCGTAAGATCGGTGTCCAACTAGGCAACCTGTGCATAGAGCGGGATATACCAGCGGTAGATGTGGCAGAGTTTTTTGGGGTGACCCGAGCCACTATCTACAATTGGTTTAAGGGTACAACCAACGTACCCCCCGCCTATCAGGAAGCAGTCCAGCAAGCACTAATAAAAATGCTGGGTAAGTCTTAGCGGACAGGTTAAGGAGGCTAGGGAGCGCACCCGAAAAGGGTAGTTGCCGTCACTATCCCTGCCTACCTTATTTTTAAAAAGACGGATGATTGGGCGGCCATGCTGACGAGGACAGAATTTCTGTCTTTGGTTCTTCCACCGACAGGTATTTACTGCG